AGCACCGCAGTATCTGCGTCAACGCCTGCGGCAACGGCTAAACCAAAGTCAATCTCAGTAGTACTGGCATTACGGCGGTTCACAATACTGTTGGGGCCGTTATCGGCTTCGAGTCCAGGGATACCCCGCTCGAGCTGTGCATCGCCATAGTCGGCGAGTTGAATTGACATAAAAACTCCTGATTGAATAAATAAATTAAGCGGTGTAGGTTGTTTGTAACTGCTGAATGTATTGAACGCGTGCGGCCTGCGGGTCTAACGGGCTGCTATCGGTGTTCATTTGCGTGTTCAGTGCATCCAGAACAGGATCTCGGCGAGGGGTGCTTTGAGGTATCGCGCTTAACACCTTAAAGGCGCGTTGAATCATGGCCTCGTCGGCGCTGTCGAGCGAGTATCCGGCGAGCAGCGCATCGACCACGGGTTTGTGCTTTGGATAAAGCTGCTTAACTACTTCGTGCCGGATCGCATGACAACTTTTATCGGTCGTCGTGATCGTGGGCATTAACTGCTTAGCATCGGTCACCGTTTCAGCCCAATCGGCAATCCAGGCATCGCGTACCGCAGGGGTAGCCTCCTTTTGGCGGAGTGTCTGGTTTTCGGCTTCAAGCTTTTTAATCATTTCAGTCAGCGTGTCCATTTGGATTTGTATCTCGCCGCAGTCATGGCAGGGCGTCGGGGCTGTTTGAACGGTAGATACTGCGTCGGTGCTTTGAGCCGTGGTTTGATCGGGTGTGTCAGACATAAGGAGTTCTCCATGAGGGTTAGAATCTTCAATGCGGCAGGTCGGTCCGCAACGAGGGGTGCGCGTGAGTGCGATATGGTTGACGCGAATATTTCTTTGAATGCCGTCATAGGGCTGTCCATTAGGCGTGATGCCAGGCGTCATATCCTTTTGAGATTGATAGCCTGCGGAGAGCCCCACCTTGCCGCTTTCAATCAGGGCAATGGTGCTTTTGTCTTGAACGATCAAGTCTCCGACGACATAACCCTCTTGCTGCCGGATATTGCGTACAAAGCCCAGCGCCAAATGTCGCCAGTTATCGGCGGTAACAAAAAAAGAGGGCGGATGGTCATTCGTGAGCGGCACGCCTTCATAAGACGCCAGAGATTCGGGCGCAAAGACTTCTTCAGGGGGGCGATAGATATTGAGAATGCGCATCGGATCGCCCGATTTTTCAGCGTATTCGACGGCGCGATAGGGCTGAATCCCACAACGTGCGAGCTTGGCGGGCGCAATTAAAAAACCCTCTGGCGTGTAGGTTCGCTCAGAGGGCAGGCTATCTAAAATTTCGATCATGTTAAGTCAAGAATGGGTAAGGCGACACAGCGACAAGCAATCTCATGGCCTGGATGGCCGGACTCGGGTGGGTTCTCCCATTTAAATCGTTTGCCATCGTTGTCCGCGTGACTGTCTCGCACGCGTTCATCGCCACTGGTTTGCCATTCGTATTCGGTGATGCCGAGTGCCGTTTGTCGGGCTTGGGCAATCGCCGCATGCGTTTTAGCGGTTTGGTCTCGGGCAATTAGACGTGCGCGCTTTTCAGTCGTATGCTTGAGTTTCTGAATCTCCGCAGCCAACTCCGTATAGCGCCGTCCTTCCAAGACTCCGGTTAAAACCGAGGTGCGGAGTGAGTCAAAGTAACGCTGTGGAATCGACCGGATCAAATGCACATTCGTTGCCATCGCCAACTGCAAAGGCGCATTGAGCGTTGGAATATTCAGTAATGGGGTGATATCGATGCCAAAGGCATAGCGAATACTGCCAATCAGCGCCGTGCGGTTGTCTTCATCGACCTGCTCAACTATGCGGTGCGCCCAACGGTGTGCGTGGGCAATCAACGCTAGAAAGGCCCGAGACACACGCTCTAACGCGGCTTGAATCCGTTGAACCAGCGATTCTGATAACGCATCCTGCGTATAGCCGTCCTCTGGTTCTTTCAAGATCGGCAAAATCTCTTCTTTAACGCGCTGATGCATCTGTTTCACCAGGCTCAACAACTGATTGCGGTAAGCGACTTCGGCTCGACGGTTGAGTTTTGCTGACCGTAGTACGCGAGGGCGCTTAGACTGGCGTTTTGTCGTGTGTTTGAGGTGTGCCTTGATCAGGGCGGGTAGCGTCAGGTTCATCCGGTGTGTCTAATTCTTGCGCGAGTGCCTGCGCTTCGTCTAAATCTTCATCGGTAATCGCATAGGTATCATTCGCTTTGAGGCGTTTGAGGCTATGCGCTTCGTGAATCACCCCTTGCATCAGATAAATTTGATCGGTCTCAGCGCGGATTTTTTCAGCGTTGGCGCGTTCCGCTTCACACAATTGCCAGAGCGGATTAAATTCGATCACGAGGTCTTTGAGTGGATGGCCCAGCTCAGACATCGCCATAACGTCGTAAATCTTTTCGACTTGAGGGCGTAAGATGTTTTCTTGCTTGGCTTTGAGCGCATCGTAGTAGTTGCGAATATCGCTTTCCCCCGTGGCGCTCATGCCGGTTGGAGATTGGCCCAATAGACGTGTCGCAGGAATGTCAGCAGCGCCTGAAATACGCTGTAAAAACATCGTAGCGACTTCGCTGACGCCGCTGAAATTAATGGTTTTTTGCTGATACTCATCGGCGCTATCGAGCAGCATCATCCGGTTAAAAGATTTGGCCGTATTGGTGACTTCAAAGCGCTTCTGGACTTCGCGTGTCCCTTCATCGCTATTCAGCTTGGTCGTGAGTCCATCAATTTTTAAGATATCGACGCACATTTCAAAGAACATGCTGGCGGTGCCACTGGCGACCGTATCGCCGCGTTGTAGCTCGTCGTAAAGGGCTTGAAGTACGCTATCGTGCCAAAATCCTTGGTTTTTTAAATCACTGACCGGCACCAGCGCGCCATCGGAGAAGATGAGACGGCTGGCATGAATGATTTGCTGGGTATCGGCAACGCGATAATGCTCCGGCCGCCAATATTCGGGGCGGTTTAAGTCAACCAGGCAAGGTTGCTTATCTACCGTGAGTTGGTGTTGATCCAGAACGAGAAAGCCCTGTAGCGCCCCACGGCGGATACGTTCAATCTCTAATGGTGTCTCGGGGTCCTCACCTGCTAAGCTCATGTAGAGCGCCGAGCCGCCGAAGAGCCGACCCCATTTCAAATTATTCGTGAGGAGCGTCACGAGCTTAAAGCGCTTTTCGGCCGCTTCCAGAGCGTCTTTACTCTTTTCGTCTCCCGTTTCAAGGCTTAGCCATTCACGCGTCATATCCTCAGCCGGCGCATCGATGATTTTGCGGGCAAGCCAGTTAGACCGATACATCGTGGCAAGCTCGGAACGGCTGACTGTTTTGCGAAACGCATAATGGTTATACGCCATCTTGTCGCGGCTATTCATCAGGCCTGCGACGAGATTGGTGAGGCTATCTTGGGTGATGTCCGTTGGCTGGACTGCCAAGGCGGGTATTGCTTGCACCCCTTTATTTTTATGTTTTTTTGACAAAATTTAACCTAAACAGTGAATTCGGGTAAAATAAGAATTGGGCGTTTGGTACTCCCTTCATTGGATTGATCTCCAGTGGCCCGCTAGGGATACTGAGCGCCCACCTTCATAGTTAAGAAAGCCGGACGCAAACTTTGACAAGCGCCAAATAGTGATTTAGCATATGCTTAAACATATGCCAAGGAGGCTATCATGGTGAATACTTATCCAGAACGCCACGTTAAACTATTCAGGAATGGAAAAAATCAAGCTGTGCGCATCCCTGTTGAATTTGAGTTAAACGGGTCTGATGCCATCATGCGTCGTGAAAATAATCGACTGATTATTGAGCTTGCGCCACCGCGCTCTTTATCTGCGCTGTTAGCAAGCTGGACTCCGCTCCAAGAAGGGCTACCGGAGATCGTAGATCTTCCCCCCGAAGACGTGGAGCTTTGATGGCGCTGTATCTGCTTGATACCAATATCCTTTCAGATATTCTGAAAAACCCACAAGGACTCGCTGCGCAAAAACTCACCGAGCATCCGCAAGAATCCCTATGCACCAGTATTATCGTTGCAGCGGAGATGCGCTACGGTGCAGCAAAGAAAAATGCAGAAGCATTAACCGAGCGAGTAAACCAATTACTTGACGTGATTAAAATACTTTCGTTCTCACCCGACGCGGACCACTGCTATGGGCAAGTTCGCGCCGAACTTGAACGAAAAGGGCAAACCATAGGTGCGAATGATTTACTGATTGCTGCTCATGCTTTATCGGTAGATGCGATACTTGTTACAGCGAACGTCAATGAATTTAGCCGAGTCTCCGGATTGGCGATGGAAAACTGGTTAGCCTAGGCCGAACTAAGTCCACCCCGACCAATCCGAGCTTTTCGCTAAACAATCGGTAATTGCATCGATCATCGGATCAATCTGGTCATCGTGTGCGTGGGTGTTATTGGCCGTGAAGGCCTCGCATTCGGCAATAAAATCTTTCACCCAAGGCACGTTTTTAGGTAGCGCAATCCGCCCTGACTCAATGTAAGCCAGCACGCCCATGATGCGGGTGAGTTTGTCGGTACCACGAGGAATGCCTTTAACAGGGATATGCCCATCTTCTTGAATATCTTGAATTAACCCTGTGCCTGAGGATTTATCCTCGACCAGCAGTTGCGCTAAGGGTGCGCTGGTCTTATGGTCATAGGGTTTATGACTATTCCAAAAGGCAATCGCACGACGCTTGAGTTCAGGCGCAGGCCATTTGCCGCGGATGAGATCGAGCAAGTACAGCCGGTTATCTTCGCCGAGGCCCCAAAGCTGAAACACGCTGTAATCGTTGTGCTCCGCGGTCTTTTGCGCAGTGTCCGCATACACCTTGCGTAAGCGAATGCGGGGCGGTGTTTCGTAATATGAAAACCATTCACTTTTGATGAGATCACCGCCGAGTGCGCGGGGTTGCTGCTGGTACTGGCTAGTAAATACATAGCGATCCGCTTGCTCCAGCGCGCATAAATCACCTAATGGCTCTTTGTACGGCCAGTAGCTAAACCGCCCATGTTCGTCTCGTAGCGAGGTATCTATCTTGTCTCGATAGTCAGAGGGTAGGGCAGCCACATACGTATCATCTAATAGGGCGGGAATCGAAACAAAGGTCCAATCGCCAGGCACTTTGCCCATTTGGATAAAGCCGGTAGGATCTTCCTGGGCCAAACGCTGCATGATGACAACAATCGGGGTAGCCGGTTGGGCTTTACGGCTTTTAACGGTGGATACGAGCTTACGATTTGCTTTGTCACGGGCGGCTTTGCTATAGGCATCTTCGACTTTAAGCGGGTCATCAATGATGAGCGCGCCTTGCCAGCCTGGCGCCATGTGGCCGGCTCTAAAACCGGTAATCTGACCGCCCAATGAGACCGCGTAGACGCCACCGGCCTTCTTACCGTCGAGCAGCACATTCCAGCGCTTTTTACTCTTTGCATCCTGAGCAATCGCGAGCGGCCACAGCGCTTGATATTCCTCACTACGGATGATCTCTCGCGCCATCTCAGAATTGAGTAAGGCTAGATCGTCAGAGTATGAAATGTGTAAAAAGCGTGCTCGAGGATTCAGCGCTAAGCCCCGTGCGATCAAGTTAATCGCCACCAGTTCGGTCTTGGAGGAGCCTGGCGGCACATTAATGACGACATTTTTAAGCTCGCCATCAATCACCTTTTGCACCGTATCGGCAATCAACGCATGGTGCCAGTTCAAATGAAACGGAATGCCCTGGCGGTGCTTGAAGAAATACCGCGTAAAAAAGAGGTGATCCCGCTCGCACTTAGCCTTAGCCACCGCCCGAAGCACCTCGGGATCAATAGTTTTCCTCGAGGTGGGCGACAGTGGCTTTGACTTGGACTTCATCGACGATAGTGATTTTTTGTTCAATCGGGCCATCATGTGCGCCGCTGATATTCTGCTGGATGCGGTCACCATACTTCTTGGGCGCTAATTGCCCAGCGAGCCATTTACGAGCATCGACGCGGAGTTTAGAGCGTTGCACGGCTTCGTGGCGCACGCGTTCATGGCCTTGCTCGTCGACTTGCATATCCTGAGTAGCGTCGTCGGCAATATCTAAAACCTCATCGGCAAGCGTGTCGGCTTGCACCTCGCGTGCGCGTGCGTATTGATCTCGAAATGACTCGGACTGCGTGAGCCATCGATACACAGTCGCTTGATAGGGCATATTCTTTTGCGCGCATATGGAGCGCAAACTTTGACCGACCATCAAGCGTTCACAAATCTTTTTTGCTAGAGCAATCGTGTATTTGCTGGGTCGAGCCATCGTCAGAGGTAAAAGCAAACAAGCATAAAAAAGGCAGCGTCTAGGCTGCCTGAGGCTGAAAATGAGGGGGAAAACATCCGTAAAAAATGCTCAAAAGAGCGTCTGAATCTTTAGGA